CTATGGCTGCTGTACTCAAAGGCGTTACTGTGTTGTTTGGCGTGGCCGTCCAATCGGGCATCTCCAACTTCCTCTGCCAGTCGGTGTCCTGCGACAAGGTTTTCGAGCTCAACGACAAGGCCCCCGATGAGGACGGCAAGACTGTCACCCTGCGGTACGACAACCCGGAGCGCACGGGCACTGTGGAAGGCATCGCCAAGACGGCCGACATGCCGGAAATCGGCGCGGCCATTACTGTGAAGCTGAAGACCGACACGGGCCCCTCCAACGAGGTCAGCGGCGTGATTGAAGGCGTTTCGGAGAAGGGCTCAAACAAGGACTTCGTCCGGGTTTCTATCAAGTTCCGCCAGCTTGATAGCATCGCGTCTTACGTCTAAGACTAGCGGGCATGGACGCCCGCTTCATCAACGCCTTCACCGACCCGGCCCAGGTTAACATCCTGGGCTACGTCGTCTACCCCTTCTGCCTGAAGTACCGCGTGCGCCTGCACGCCATCGGCTCGCCGTACGTGGTGCCCGGGGACATGACCCTCTCGCACCTGCTGGCCGCCATCAAGACATGCGCGGAGCTTCCGCTCGACGACATCACCGGCAAGGACAAGGCCACGCTTGTCAGGCTACAGAGGGACGACGACCTCTTCATCAAGACTGCGCAGGACTTCCGCACCTATATGCTGGAAGGGCACTGGCCCAAGTTCTGGGAGACTGACCAGAACAAGAAGGCCACCGGCACGGGCATGCCCTGGGCCATCAACGTGGTGGCCAACCTGATCGCCAACGGCATCGACGAGAAGCGGGCGTGGGAGATGCCCGAGTGTCAGGCCATCTGGATGAGCACGGCCTTCTCTGGGCTCAAGGGGGTCGAGGTCAACGTGATGACGACGGAGGAGGAGGAGGCCATGGCGGCCTTTACGACTTCCCAAGGTTGAAGACCTACCCATGGCCCAAGTCGTAGAATACCAAATCAAGGGGACTTCGGACGTCCCGCAGCAGACCGAGAAGGCTAAGAAGGCCATGTCGGAACTCGACAAGCAGACGGCCGCCATCGGCAAGAAGTTCACCGAGATTGGCAAGGACCTGTTTCTGGGTTTCCTTGCGCCGATGGTGCTCATCCGCGAGGCGATCGGTTTCATCAGCCAGTCCATCGAGAAGGCGCGGCAGGACGCCAAGGATGCGGTGGACTTCGCCGCCGGCGTCAAGTTTGAGGACATAAACAAGTCCCCCGTTGAACAGACGACCCGCTACATGGCCCAGAAGCTGCAGGTGGACATCCGCACGGAGGAGGAGCAGAAGAAGGCGGAGCTGGCCAAGCGCGTGGTCGTCGAGGAGTTCCTCAAGCGCGACCCCCGTGGCCAAGAGTACTTCCGCAAGAACGTCGGCATCGACACCGAGTCGGGCGGCTTCGCCATGTCTGAGAAGGAGTTTTCCCGCTTCCGTGGCGTTCAGGAGGACGTCTTCAAGATCGTGCAGGAGGACATGAAGAAGGCCCTCGCGGCGGAGAAGGCCAAGACGGAGGAGGAGAAGAAGAAGAGCGCCACACCGCCCGGCATGTTCACGGGCGACAACAGCGTCTTCGGCATCGGCAACTCCCCGCAGATGAACATCCTGAACCAGCAGGTCGAGCTGCAGAAGCAGGCCAACGAGTACTTGGCGGTGATCGCGGCCTCCGCCGGCGGCCCGGGCGACTTCACCAAGGACCAGACGGGTGGCATGGCCTCCCAGGTCAACTACAAGGACTATACCAAAACTGTCTAACCCATGGCCTACATCAACAAAGGCAACACCCTGACCGCCCTGCTACTGCAGGCTGGCTACAGCATCCGCGACGACGGCTACGGCCTGTGGACGGGCAAGTGCACCTTCCTCTTGGACAAGTCCATGACGGGCGCGGCGCTGGCCGGCCTAATCAAGCGAGGCGACCCCCACCCCGACGCCACCTACTCGGCGTTCATGACCTGCAACAACATCGAGGTCGTGCACGGGAAGAACCAGATTTGCACCATCACGGCGGACTACGTGGGCATCAGCGCGGACGGCTACGCGGCCAACGACATCACGTCGCCAAACGTCAGCGGCGCGGTGAGCACAACGAGCGAGGGCATCGAGACGCACCCTAACTTCTTTGTGGCTACAATCGGCGTAGACGCCATCGCCGGCGTCGGCACCGGGACGGCCACGGCCCCGATCTACGAGGCCAGCACGTTCAAGGCCAAGACCAGCGACGCGGCGACCCTGTACAAGGGTTCCAACGGGGCGCACTTCACCCAGAAGACGGGTGGCCAATTTGTCGGCTTCCTCGACCCGCAGTATCCCCAGTACTACGGCCGCAAGTCCTACCTTGCCCCGCAGACGGGCTTCTCGGGCGTCATCTACACCACCGACAGCGCCGTGGTCAACGCCATGCGGGACGCCGTTGGCCGTTCGTCGGGCACTAGGGACTGGGGTAGCAACCTGCCTGAACTGTTGCCGGACTACATCGGCGCCAGTTTCTACAGCACGCCGATTGGCCTCAACCCGGCCCTTCCGCAGCTCCTGCTGGCCAGCGTCAACTTTGAGGACTTCGGCTTGGACGTGAAGAAAATCAACTACACCATCCGCTACAACGTGGAAGGCTGGGTGACTGCGGTGCACCCGCTCCTCTGATGCAACCCGGCTTTGGCTATAACCTGACGAGCGGTCAGGCCGGCGTCACCCTGGCCATCGACGACCCGCAGCTCGCGGGCGACCCTGAGCAGTTCCGCGTCACTGTCATCAAGACGGGGTCGGGCTACGGGGTGCAGTGCCGCAAGGGTTTCGTGCGCTTCACCAGTTCCCGCAACGCCGACGCCTGGGCGTGGGGATGCTGGCAGGCCGAGGTGCAGAAGTACTACTGCTTCCCTGACGGCTCCAAGACTGTCGGCCCTTTTGCCGATGCTAAGGACAGCCCCCTAGTTGACTTGGGCGGGTACGTTCAGATCCAGCCGGCAAGCGTAGAGGGCGGGTCCGACAGCTGGGGCGTCTACATCATTGGCTGCGGTAGCGACATGGACGGCTTCTGGCCTTACCTGGCCATCATCGCGGACGGCTCCGACGCCGACACCAAGAGCAACTTCTTCAACGGGTTCGACCCTCAGATCATCGTACGCCAGACCAACAGCGAAGAGCTGGTCGAGGTGGAAACTCCCACGGGTTCAACCTTCCTGACTATTCAGAACACCGGGTCCTTTGTGCAGTATAACTACAACTGCCAGAAGTGGAAGATTGCGGACCTGACCTTTGAGGGCGGCACCTTTATCGTCGAGCAGACGCACCTAGGCCCGCTATCCCTAGCCAACCCCGTGCAGTTCCAGGGGCTGGACGTGGCCAACATCGCCCCCTACACCCCGAACTACGAGCCCCAGCTGCTGGACTGGCTGGGGGCTTGGTCGGGCTACACCAAGGACTCCAGCGGGGCGACTGTGCAGGTTTAACCCCCGCCCAAGGTTAAGAAGATGAGCAACACTGTGACCTTCAAGCGCGGCACGACCTACTCGGGGACTGTGACCTACACCCCGGCGGCAGGCGGTCCCGCGAACCTCCTCACCACGACTGTCACCTCCGACATCATCGACTCGGCTGGGGTGGTCTACCCCTGCACGATCACCATGGCGCCCAACGGCCTGTCCTTTGTGGCCTTCCTCCCCGCCTCGACCACGGCCGGCTTCTCCCTTGGGTCCGCCCGCAGCGACATTAAGTTCGTCTACGGCGGCACGACCTTCTTCTCCGACACCTTCCGCCTGACTGTCATCGACCAGGTGACGAACTAAACCATGTCCTCCATCTCCGTTTCCTCGCTGGTACTGGGTTCCCTGTCCGTTGAGGTCGAAGGGAGCAACAGCACCCTGGCCCTCTCGGTGCTGGCCACGGCGCCGGCGGTCCTCTCGGTTGAGCTGGGCACCCCGGGCGCGCAAGGCCCTGCGGCGACGATTGCCGTCGGCACGACCACGACCCTCTCCCCTGGGGCGGCGGCCACTGTGGTCAACGCGGGGACTTCCTCGGCGGCGGTCTTCAACTTCGGCATCCCTGCCGGCCTGAAGGGCGACACGGGCAACACCGGAAACACGGGTGCGGCGGCGACCATCGCGGTGGGCAGCACGTCCACGGGTGCGGCTGGATCGTCGGCCAGCGTGGTCAACTCTGGCACCTCTTCGGCGGCGGTCTTCGACTTCACCATCCCGCGAGGGGACAAGGGGGACAAGGGCGACACCGGCAACACGGGTTCGGCTGGCCCTGGCGTGGCTACTGGCGGAACGACCGGGCAGTTCCTGAGCAAGGCGAGCGGCACGAATTACGACACGACCTGGGCGACCATCGTCCCGGGTGACCGCTACCTGACGAGCTCGACGACCTCGCTGACGATCGGCAACGGCACGAAGTCCCTGACAGTTGGGACGGGTCTCTCGTATACGCCGACGCAGAACGTGACCATCACCTTTGACGCGTCGAACCACATGCACGGCGAGGTGCTGACCTACAACACCGGCACGGGTGCGATGACTGTGGACGTGAAAAACCACACTGGGTCAGGCACCTACTCGGCTTGGGTGGTCAATGTGGGCGGCGTTACCCCTGTTACCTCGACGACGTGGGGCACCATCACCGGCACGCTCAGTTCACAGGTAGACCTGCAGGGAAGTCTCGACGCGAAGCTCGCCAAGGCGTCGAACCTCTCCGACCTGACCAACGCCGGGACGGCCCGCACGAACCTCGGCCTCGGGACTGCGGCGGTTGAGCCCGCGACGAAGCTCGTTCCCGCCGGCGGGACTACGGGCCAGGTGCTCACGAAACTGTCCAACGCCGATTGGGATGATGGCTGGACGACTATTTCAAGTGGCGGCTCTACCGCGACCATCTACACCACCCCGGGCACCTATACCTACACCATCCCCGCAGGGGCGACTAGCCTGATGGTCTACGCGTGGGGCGCGGGCGGCGGTGGGGGGGCTGGTGCTCGCAACGCTACAAACGCTATCCGCACGGGCGGTGGTGGTGGCGGCCCTGGCGGTTATGCCCAGTTTCATCTCCGCGTTGCCTCTCTTGGATCTAGCATCCAGGTCGTCGTGGCGGCTGGCGGCCCTGGCGGAACCCTGAATACGACCAACGCAAGCGTCGGCCAAGACGGCACCCGCACCAGCACGCG